AATATATTAACAAATTATTTTTTTTCTGTATTAATAATAAATACAAAATGGGTGGAGGTCTTCTTCAACTTGTAGCTTATGGTGCCCAAGATGTCTATCTTACCGGCAACCCTCAGATCACTTTCTTCAAAGTAGTTTATCGTCGTCATACTAACTTCTCTATTGAGTCTATACAACAAACCTTTAACGGAAATGCTAGTAAAGGCAACCGTGTAACTTGCCAAATCTCCCGTAATGGTGATTTAGTTCATAAATTATATGTAGTTTTTGATTCAGTTACAGGTGCTAACACAGATGCTCGTAAATGCATTAAAAAAGTAGAAGTAGAAATTGGTGGTCAATTAATTGATCGTCAGTATGGTGATTGGATGATAATCTGGAATGAACTTACTTTACCTGCCGGAAAGAAAACAGGTTATGATTATATGATAAATGGAACATCTGCAGGGGATGATAAAGCATATGTTCCTCTTGAATTCTGGTTCTGCCGTAATATTGGTTTAGCATTACCACTTATTGCTTTACAATATCACGAAGTTAAAATTAACATTGAGTTTGATGCTGGTATTGAGTTTGGCGATGCCACCTTATGGGCTGATTACATCTTCTTAGATACTGATGAACGTCGTCGTTTTGCTCAATTATCTCACGAATACCTTATTGAGCAAGTGCAATTCACTGGTGCTGAAACTATAAGTTCAGCTAAATTATCTGCTAAATTATCTTTCAACCACCCTGTTAAAGAATTAATATGGCAAGGTGCTAATGGTGGTTGTGGAAAAGCCAAACTTATGCTTAACGGTAATGATCGTTTTGCAGAACGTGATGTAACTTATTTTACTCACGTTCAACCTTATCAGCATCATACCAATATACCAGACTCTTCAAAAAATATCAATGTATATTCTTTCGCATTAAAACCGGAAGAACATCAACCATCTGGAACTCTTAATATGTCTCGTATTGATACTGCTCAACTGCAACTAACAGGTGGAACTGATGGACCTGTCAAAATCTACGCTCACTCCTACAACGTCCTCCGTATCCTCAGCGGTATGGGTGGTCTTGCGTATTCTAACTAAACTTAAATCTAAAATTATTTTTATTTATAATATAAATCTAAAATTATTTTCTTAGCTTATATTAAAAATGGGTGGAGGTCTTCTTCAACTTGTAGCTTATGGTGCCCAAGATGTCTATCTTACCGGCAACCCTCAAATCACTTTCTTTAAAGTAGTTTATCGTCGTCATACTAACTTCTCTATTGAGTCTATTCAACAAACCTTTAACGGAAGCCCTGGAGCTGGAAAACGTGTAACTTGCCAAATCTCCCGTAATGGTGATTTAGTTCATAAATTATATGTAGTTTTTGGAGATGGAGATGGAGACTCAACAAAAGATGCTCGTGATTTACTTAAAAAAGTAGAAGTAGAAATTGGTGGTCAATTAATTGATCGCCAATATGGTGATTGGATGCAAATCTGGAATGAACTTACTTTACCTGCAGGAAAGAAAACAGGATACAATCAAATGGTTGGACCAACAGCTGCATCAGAAAAACGATATGTTCCTCTTGAATTCTGGTTCTGCCGTAATATTGGTTTAGCTCTTCCTTTAATTGCTTTACAATATCACGAAGTTAAAATTAATATTGAATTTGATACCGTTCCAGGTGATGCATTTACAGATGCCACCCTATGGGCTGATTACATCTTCTTAGATACTGACGAACGTCGTCGTTTTGCTCAATTATCTCACGAATATTTAATTGAACAAGTGCAATTCACTGGAGAGGAAACTTTAACAAATAGTGGTGCTTCAGTTAAATTATCTTTCAATCACCCCGTTAAAGAACTTATATGGAAAGGTGTTGGCGGTGGTTGTGGAAAAGCCAAACTTATGCTTAATGGTAATGATCGTTTTGCTGAACGTGAACAGCAATATTTTACTCACGTTCAACCATATCAACATCATACCAATATTCCTACAGATAACACTATCAATGTTTATTCTTTCGCATTAAAACCGGAAGAACATCAACCATCTGGAACTCTTAATATGTCTCGCATTGATACTGCGCAACTTAAATTAGGTGGTAGTACTAATGTAACAGGTGTCAATATCTACGCTCACTCCTACAACGTCCTCCGTATCCTCAGTGGTATGGGTGGTCTTGCGTATTCTAACTAAATTATTACTTACTTCTTTTTATTTACCATATTAGGATATCCTAATACGGCATTGACACCTAAAAACATTGAAATAATTGAACTAGTTAAAGCAGATTGAAAATAATAATTATTAAAGTTCATAAACTTAGACGTTATCCTATTTAATTTATTAACAATATGTGAAGGATTACCAGTTATAACTGAATAACATATCATAAAACTAGATATAAGTAAAGCATTTTCAATACCATTAATAAATATTTGTTCAATATTAGATTGTTTAGCAATAAGTATATTTTCATTAACATACCATGGTTTATCAGGTATTACAAAACAAATATTAGGTTTTTTAACAAAACCGGAATTAAACAACATTATTCTAATTTAACTTTATATTCGTTAGTATTTTTAATATATACTATATCATCATTTTTTATAGGTGTATCATCTATATATTTACCATCTTCAGTTCTAAGTTTAGTATATTTATCATTATATAAAGTCCATGTATCATATTCGTTTTTATATAAAACAAGTGTAGGTTTATTTTCAGTAGATTCTAATTTACCAACAATAAACTTTTTCATCATATCTTTCATTAGGGCAGTTTCATCACCACGATATTTAATCATATAATACACCTGTTTGAGATTGTATTTTTTTATTAAAAATAAATAAATAGTAATACCAACAACAGCTAAAATAACTATCGCAAAAAGTATGAGAAATATAATACCCCACGACATTTATATTAAATAAATATATATTTTTAAATAAATGGGCGGAGGTCTTCTACAACTAGTAGCATATGGTGCTCAAGATGTTTATCTTACAGGTAATCCACAAATAACATTCTTCAAAGTAGTTTATCGTCGTCATACTAATTTTTCATTAGAATCTATACAACAAACTTTTAACGGAAATGCTGAATTAGGTAATCGTGTAACATGTCAAATCTCTCGTAATGGTGATTTAGTACATAAATTATATTTACAAATAAAAGCAGTAGCAGGATCAACTGCAATATATCTTCAACCTTTTTATGGTTATAGAATGATAAAACATACGGAACTTGAGATAGGAGGACAACGTATTGATAAACAATATGGTGAATGGATGTATATCTGGAATGAACTTACAATGGATCAAGGTAAAAAAGAAGGATATTATGAAATGGTTGGTGGTAATTCTGCAAATAAATCAGTTGAATTAAAAGACAAAACAATAGATTTATATATTCCTCTTGAATTTTGGTTTTGTCGTAATGTTGGTTTAGCATTACCGCTAATAGCTCTTCAATACCACGAAGTTAAAGTTAATATAGAATTTAATTCAATGGAAAATATCAGAGCAACAAACCAAGATGATGCACTTGCTTCAGATTCTACAATAACCGTTCAAGATTCACAAGAAGATTTCGAATCATTTAGTGCTACATTATGGGCTGATTACATATTTTTAGATACAGACGAACGTAAAAGGTTTGCTCAATTATCGCACGAATATCTTATCGAACAATTGCAATTTACAGGAACAGAAACTATAACAGCAAATACAGTAAAAGCATCACGTTTAAGTTTTAATCACCCTTGTAAAGAACTTGTATGGGCAGTAAGACCTGAACCAGATATAACAGGTTGTAATGTAAATTGGAATAACTTTACAAATGCCGCAGACAATAATACAATTAAAGATAATCTAATAACAACAGCTAAACTTCAATTAAACGGAAATGATCGTTTTGCAGAAAGGGATGGAAAGTATTTTTCGTTAGTTCAACCTTATCAACATCACAATAATATACCAGTCAATCAAGGTATTAATGTATATTCATTTGCATTAAAACCCGAAGAACATCAACCATCAGGAACATTAAATATGTCGAGGATAGATACAGCACAATTACAAGTTAAAAGTAGTAAACCAGGTGAATTATTTGTATATGCTGTAAATTACAATGTTTTACGTATATTAAGTGGAATGGGTGGATTAGCGTATTCTAACTAAAAAACATAAAAATAATATTAAAACTTATATAGCAAAATTGAACTCTTGTTCATTGCCATTACATTCTGTTTCAACAACATTAACCCTATAACATTCTCCATCAAAATCTGAATAAAGATTATTGGAAAAAGGTGTAGGTGTTTTAACTATTTTTTCTTTGGTATTATTTGTAACAACAATGTAAATAATTCCAATAATAAATGCTAAAATAAAAGGTATAAATTGAAATTCAAAACTTGTATTAATCTTCATTTAATTCTTTTAACTCAAAATAATTTTTATAAGTATAAATATCAAATTCAGGTTTTTTAAAAGGATATGTTTTAAATAAATTAACTCTTTCAATATAATCATTGGTATCAGAAGATTGTCTTAAATATTCTGCATAGTGTTCTTCATAGTCTTTACGTTTAGATGATATATGTGTAATATATTTATCACGAAGATCAACTAACATATTTAATTCTTCTTGTTTATTAGTATTAAACACCATACAGTGTTTTTTAAACTCAATAGGAGTAGATGTAAATAGTTTATACATTTTTATTCTCTATATTTATAATTTTCTCGAAAGAACTTTTAAATTGATTATCAATTGATTCAGCTCCATTCATTTTTCCTTCATATGTGTGTAAAGGCACATATTTAACAACTGTTTGTTGTTTTTTAACATTACTAATTTTATTTTCATAATAACCTTGAACTATAACTAATATACCAATAAATACTAATAATAAAATAACATTTTTCATATTTTCTTATTATAGATAAATATTATTTAATCTACATTAGTCATATCAATAGTTTCAACATTGTTGAAAGGATCTTTATCAGTAGCAACTTCTTCTTCTTCATCATCATTAATATCCATACCAAGCATAACAACATTGAGAACCTTTTTAGAAAAATCAACAGGTTTGATAATTTGATATCCGGAATACAATAAAGCACTATTGATAACAAGATCAAGAAGATCTCTCAATGAATTATATTCTTCAGTATCATTAATATTCTTAATTTTCTTAATAATAGGATGTAGAGGATTAATTTCCAACACTCTTTTATTTAACATAGCATTAGTATTATCAGTTTGTCCTAATGTTTGCGATTTAATGATCTTTTCCATATTAGCCGAGAAACCATTTTCGGGTGAAGATACTATACAAGGTAATTCAGATACTTTATTAGTAATTTTAACTTCACTAAAGGTGGTATAAAGACGTTTGATATAATCACAAAGTGATTTATATTCTTCTTTCTGTTTTTTAATAAGTTCTTTATCAGCATCAGTTGTATTAGGTAATTCAATATCACCTTTGGTGATGCAGGTTAAAGTGCATTCTTTGTATTGCATAAGTCGTTGACACATATATTCATCAACAGGATCAGTCATAAATAGAACATCTAAATCATTTTTCTTGAACCTATCTAAGAATGGAGATGTTTTAAGTATATCCATATTATCTCCTGCAATGTAATAAATATGTTTTTGATTTTCATTCATAGATGTAATATAATCGTCAAATGTGATCATCTTATCAGGTGAATTAGCCGAATAGAACATTAAAAGATCAGAAACCCTTTCACGATCACCGCTTTCTTCATAAACACCAAGTTTAATATTTTTTTGATAAGTCTTATAGATTTTGAGATAATTATCCATATCATTCATAGCAGATTTTAACATATCAATGCTTTTCTTAACAACTGCTTTTTTAATAACTTTAATAACCTTATTTTCCTGTAATATTTCACGTGATACATTGAGAGGTAGATCATCAGTATCAACGATGCCTGAAATAAAATGAAGCCATTCGGGGCATAAAACCGCACTATTATCGCTTACAAATACTTTACGAACATATAATTTAATATTATTTTGTGTTACACCTCTTTCAAATACATTATTCTTAATTTTTTTAGGTAAATACAAAATGCCTTTATATTCTATTTGTCCTTCACCGCTAATATGTTTATAAGTATAAGGTTTTTCATTATCATTTGTTAAAGACTTATAAAAAGCATAATAATCTTCTTCTTTTAGTTCATTGCTTGATCTAGTCCAAATAGGTTTATGTTCATTTACTAATTGAAATTCTTTAACAGTTTCAGTAATTTTTTTCATTTTCTTAGGTTTTTCTTCAACATCTTCAATAGTAACATCATCTAAATTAGATGAATCAACATTAGAAGTTCCATCAGTAACAGTTACATCTTCTTCTAATGATGCTTCTTCGTCTTCAACTTCTTTAGTTTCCTCACGTTTAATGAAGATCTTAATAGGATAATTAATATATTGAGAATGTTCTTTTACAATGGATTTTAATTTATTAACATCAGTATATTTGTCTAAAGCTTCGTCGGTTAATAAGCATTTAATAATAGTTCCTTGTGTAAGATTATAATCAGGATGAATATGATCTTTAAGGTTATCTTCAGTAAGTTCTTCAATAACATATTGTCCTCCAGCATCTGATGTCCATTTAAAATATCCAGAATCTGTTTTTTTAGTAATAATAGAAACTTCTTTAGATACTAAAAACGCAGAATAAAACCCAACCCCAAATTGACCAATTAAGTTGCTATCTTTAACTTTTTCCATAAATGCTTTAGTTCCTGAACTAGCGATTGTTCCTATATTTTTAATAAGTTCTTCTTTATTCATACCTATCCCTGTATCAATAATATGTAATTCTTTATTTTCTTTATTAGGTAAAAGTGTAATACAATTATCTACTTTATTGTCAGGTTTGTTAGTAATACAAAAATGATTATATTTGTCAATACTATCACTAGCATTTGAAATAAGTTCTCTTAAGAATATATCCTTATTGGAATAAAAATTATTGATAATAAGTTTAAGTAGAGCTGAAATATCAGTATCAAATGAAAAGGTTTCAGACATCTTTCTTAGTTGTATTTAAATGTTTTAATTAAGTTTTTATATAGTTTAGTTAAAATGGCAACAATAAAATTATTTTCCTTTACCTTCTGAGATAACTAAAAGTATTAGTAGTATATCTTCTAATAAACAGGTATATGATATTATAAATGCTGAATATGTTGATTATGATGTATGGTTCAGTCAAGCAACTATAAACAATGTAGTTTTTGAATATAAGAATAAATTAACTGGTTATGATCTTGCAACTATTAATCATAATATTACATATGTAAAATGTAAAAAGATCAATAATATTTTATTAAAGAAACACATTTTTAATAGTAAAGTTAAATACGTAAATTTACCTTTAATAAATGAATTATTGGTTTATTTTTTATATTTACGTTTAACTTTTTATTATAATATAGCAATATATCCTTTATTATTTGAACCACTTACTAATTTTTCGTCAATAGACGATGATAAAATAAAACAACATATTAGGGTATTATTCAAAAATAAGCAAAGGCACAAATAAAGTGTTATATAGAGGTATGGTAAAAAGATATTTGTTTAATAATATTAGTTTCAGCAGAACTATAAATGAATTTATATCTGTATCAAAAAATATAGAAATAGCTAAAGAATTTGCAACAAAAGTTTTATATAAAATTATATTATGTAAAGGTGTGCCTTATATTGATAATTCAAGAATAACTGTATTACCAGAAGATGAAATTATATTACCACGAGGTATAGTATTAAAAATTGATGAAAAATATAAAGAAAATATGGAATATGAAACAATAAATGGTCTTAGAATACCTGTAATTACATTATATGCAAGTTATAACAATGAAAATTTATTAGATAAAAGATGTATAAAAAACTATTGTAAAAATTTCAAATTTATCACAATCAACACATGCTTTATCAGCAACTAATATTGCAGGAACATATTAATATAAAGTTTTATATTACTTAAATAAATGGATATTGTTAATTTAAAAAAACTACATTTTTTTGAACAAAACGTTAAAATACCAACATATGAGTTTTATAAAGTAAATTGGACATCACCTTTTAATGAAAAATATAAAAGATATGTAGAACCAGGACTTACAGCAATTAATAAAAAATACATTAAAATAAGTTATAAAAAAAAATTATATTTAGTATCTATAAAAACATATAATAAACTATGTGCAATATCTAACCCTATAAACTTTTATGTTACAAATACTAATGAATATATTTCAAAAAATAATTTAGAAAAAATAAAATCAAAAACTCTTACAACTAGCCAACTAACAACATTATATTTGTATCAATCTCAATTTTATTATGACTATTGGAATAACCCAAATAAATTAAAAAAACCAATACAACTAGATAAAAAAGCAAATTTAAAATCAAATAGCAAATATTACAGACATTTAGAAAATTACGAATTTTTTATAACAAGCGATTCTTTCAACAAATCATACTATGTTATTATTTTATTTGGCGAAAATAATTATAAAATTAAAATAATATCAAGTAATGATGTTAAAATTTGCGATTCTTTATATGCAATTAATTGGGCTGATATAAAAGGCAATGTTCTTGAAAGCAAACATATAGAACTATATCGTCAAACCAAAGATACTAACAAGCCAATTTTACCTCTTAATATGACAAAACCTATACATGAAATACTACAGAAAAGAGATGTTGTTTTAAGCGAAAATAAGATGCATTATTTTGTTCAAAAAGTAATAATTCATCAAAAATATATATTAGATCAATTTTATTATATTACTGCCGAAATTAGTTATCCAAGATTAAATAAATATAAAAATTTTAAAAAAGTTGATTCATTTGAGGTAAATGAAAATAATTTATTTGTAATACCACAAACTGATTTTACTAGCGGAGAACATTATAGATTATATAAAAATAATTCTATTCAACACATTGTTACTGAGACTGAACTAGCTAAATATATATATAATGCAAATAAAAAAAAACCATCAACAATAACACATTACAAATTTATAAATAATGAAATATTTGAACCTATTCAAGAAATAGTATTTTACAGAGGAATGAATATAACAACAACAGATTATAACATATTTGAACAAAAAGAATTTGTATCTATGTCAAGGGATAAAAATATAGCATTAGCGTTTATGGATCTATCATCGGTAATTACACACACACCTATATTATATGAAATAACTTTAGAAAAAGGTGTTCCATATATAGATTTTAAGATTTTAGGTCAAAATACACTATATTTTGAAGAAGAATTATTATTATTAACATCCCCTTGTAAATTTGAATATGAAGAACCTATTTTAGAAAGCAGCACACGTGCATATTTTACTTGTAAAGTATCTATATCTATAGATAAAGACTTTCAATATAAATTTAAAAATTTACCAGATATAGAAAGGTTTAAAGAATTTAAACTTATTGATAATAGTGAATCTTCTAGTTCATTTAATATTTCTTCTTCACAATCATCAATAAATTCAATAAATTCAAAACAAACAACTGATTCAAAATCATTTAAATTGTCTTTAGGTGAAAATATAGAACCTACTGTAATGTTAGAAGATGTTATAAATAAAAAGCATTATATAGTGTATAAAAGAACAAATATACAAGATGAATCTGTATATATTGAAATTGATAGCAATTATTATGAAGTTAGTGGTGTAATTAAAGATACAAATAAAAAACAAATTACAAATAAAATAACTTATGAATTTATAACAAGTAATTATAATAATTTTGTTTATCTTAGTAAATATTCGCCTATTTTTAAAAAACTTAAATTAATTAAATTTATGATAAAAGAAACAAAAGCAGAAATAAAAGCAAGAAGAGAAAAAGAAAGAAACAGAAGAAAAGAAGAAAGAGCAAAAAAAAAAGCAGAAAGAGCAAAAAAAAAAGCAGAAAAAGCAGAAGCAGAAGCAGAAGCAGAAGCAGAAACAGAAGCAGAAGCAGAAGCAGAAGCAGAAGCAGAAACAGAAGCAGAAGCAGAAGCAGAAGCAGAAACAGAAGCAGAAGCAGAAGCAGAAGCAGAAGCAGAAGCAAAAGCAGAAACAGAA